GATCCAAGGCGGAACGCTTTCGCACAACGGCCATGATGTCGGATCGACCCATCTTCATACGGACGCTGGCGGCGCTGGCGACTCCGGTCCTCCGGTATAAGGTTCAGCAATGCCAGACATCAATCAGTTATGGGGACAGGACATTCAGCCCGGCCCAACGGGAGACCTCGGCGTTGTTGATGGGCTTCAGCTAAGCATTCAGCGCATTGTGCGGCGCCTGATGACGCGAGGGGCAACGCTCGCCGCCGTCAATCAGCCCGCGACTGTCGGCGAAATGATCTTCCATCCCGAATACGGCGCCGGCGTCCCAACACGCATCGGCCGCGCGATCAATGTCCCGCTCATCAAATCGGTCATCAATTCTCAGATCGGCAAGGAAGCGTCCGTCGCCAAGTCGCCGGTTCCGCAAATCACGATCGATGCGAACGTGTTGGGATACGTGACCGTGACCATCATCTATTGGCTCGCGGTTAGCGGCGCGCAGGCTTCCCTTTCATTCGACGTGAACAACTAAGGATCGCCGTGGCTACCCTCAATCTCAAAAGCATTGTCACGTTCGTTGAGAACCAAGCGGCGGCGATCCAAGCGAACGCCTCGGCGCTTATCGATTTCTCTGTCGGCTCCATCCTTCGCGCGACGGCGGAAGCCAACGCCGCCGTAGCCATGTGGCTACAGGGCATGGTTCTTCAGGTCTTGGCCGTCTCGCGGCTGGCGACTTCGTTCGGTTCCGATGTCGATACGTTCGTAAACGACTATGGACTTTTTCGCCTGTCGTCTTCCGCGTCGGCCGGGCTCGTAACATTCTCGCGAATTCAGACCACCAACTCGGCGCTGATCCCCGTTGGTGCGCAAGTCCAAAGCGCAGACGGAACGCAGACGTTCACCGTCATCGTCGACACGACGAACCCGAACTATTCGGCCGTCCTTGGCGGCTTCCTTATCCCGGCCGGCGTTGCGGCGCTGGCGGTCCAAGTCTCGGCGGTCGCGACCGGCTCGGCCACGAACGTTGTGGCGGGCGGCGTCAACCGACTCCTGACATCAATTTCTGGCGTCGATTTCGTCAACAACGCCGGGCCTATGTCTGGCGGCGCCAATTCCGAGACGGATGCGGCGCTCAAGATTCGGTTCGTGCTTTACCTTCTGTCGCTTTCCAAGGCGACATTCAGCGCCATCGCGTTCGCGATCACAAGCCTTCAGCTTGGAATCCAATACACGATCACGCCTAACCAGACTTATAGCGGGCAGACGCAATTCGGATTCTTCTATGTCGTCGTGGACGACGGCACGGGTTCGCCGCCTTCCTCTTTGCTGACTCAGGTTGCTGGCGTCATCGCGCCGGTTGTGGCGCTGACGGTATCGTTCGCCGTGTTCGGGCCGATCGTGGCAATCGCAAACGTATCTGGCACCACGCTTGTTGCGCCGGGATACAACGCGAACGCCGTTAAGGGCGCGCTCGCCGTCGCGTGGACGAACTACATCGCGAACCTCGGCCTCGGCGTCGGCTTGAATTACATCGCGCTGGGCGGCATCGCGAACACGATTCCCGGATGCTTGGGAGTCGACAACTTCCTGTTGAATGGCGGCACGTCCGACATTCCGGCAAGCCCGCAATTCACCATTAAACCCGGAACCGTGAGCGCAAACTGATGTCGACCACGGGAACGCAAGGCAACATTTCAGACCGGCTGAAATCAATCCTTCCGCCGTCATGGTTCCCCTTCCCGAACGCGCCAAACACGTTCGATTTTCTCCAAGGCTTCGCGAGCATCGCATCAGGACTTTACAGCCTGATCGTGTTCGCGAAGTTGCAGACCCGCATTTCAACGGCGACGGGCTTTTTCCTCGACCTGATGTCGTTCGATTTCTTCGGGAGGGCGTTTCCGAGAAACCCCGGCGAAAGCGATGCGGCGTTCTCGGCGGGAATCAAAAAGGAACTGCTTCGCGTTCGCGCGACGCGGCAGGGAATCAGTCAGGCTCTCATTGACCTAACCGGCCAAACGCCAATCATATTCGAGCCGACCAAGCCATCCGATACCGGCGCATACAGGTATGCGATGGGTTACAGCATCGCGGGCCGCTACGGCTCAATGCTGATGCCGTATCAAGCGCTCGTCAACGCCTTCCGCCCTGGGGAATCGGGAATCCCGAGCGTCGCCGGTTACGGTTCGCCGTATGGCGGCTATGGCGTCGGCGCAATCGAATACGCCGATCTTTCAATGATCGTCGGCGCGGTCACGGACGCGCAGATTTTCGCGCGCGTCGCCTCGGTGATGGCCGAAGGCACCATGCCTTGGACGAACATTTCCAATGCCCCCGGAACCCCGGAATCCCTTTTCCTCCTCGACTCGACGTTCATTCTCGATGTCTCAACATTGGCGGCATAATTTATGGCGGCGGCTGCATTTACAGTAGACCAAGTTCTCGGTGCTGCGGCTCTTAACGCCGCGATTAACGCGAAACTCGACCTTGGCGGCGGCACGGTTACCGGACCCGTCGCAATGGCCGCGCTGACGGCGACGACGATTGACGCCGCAATCATCGGCTCTGCCGCGCCTGCGGCTGGCATCTTCACGACGATGAAGGCGACTGTCTCGGCGATGCTGGCGGGCGCAACTTCCGGCTTCGCCACGCTACAGGCCGCTGCCGTCGCTGGCGGTGCCTGGACGTTCCGCAACACGACCGACAACGTTGTTGGCGCGGCTACCACGGACACGTTCACGAACAAGACGATCAACGGCGCGAGCAACACACTTACCGTTCGCCTCGGAAGCGACGTTACGGGCAATCTGCCTGTCGGCAATCTTGCAGGCGGTGCAAGCGCCTCGACGACCACATTCTGGCGAGGCGATGGCTCTTGGGCCGTTCCCGCCGGCGCCGGCACCGTGACAAGCGTCTCGGCAACATATCCGCTTGGCGGCGGTCCGGTAACCACGTCGGGCGCTCTCTCCTACGCCGGCCCGACCAACTTCGGCCTGTTTCAATACGTCTCGACCACGTCTTGCACGTTTGTTCCATATAACGGAGACACTATCCGCATTGCCGGCGTCGTCTATCAGATTCCTAGCGGCGGCGTTGCTTCCGGCAACCCAAGCGGCGGCGTCCACTTGAACGGCACGGCGTCAAGCTCTCTTGTCGCCGCGACGCTATATTACGCCTATCTTTACAACAATGCCGGAACGCTCACAATTGACTTTTCGACTACCGCCTATGCGATGGACACAACGGCAGGAAACGTAGGAACGCAAATCAAGAGCGGCGACAACACGCGCTCGCTTATCGGTATGGTCTATTGCGCGGCCGGTCCTGTCTTCTCCTACTCGGCGGCGAACCGACTTGTTCGTTCGTGGTTCAATGAGCCCGGCGTATCGCTGTCCAATCAGTTCACGGCGGGACGCACTACGACAAGCTCGACGTATGTTGAAATCAATACAGAGATACGCGATCAATTTTTGATTTGGGCGATTGAGTCGGCCGAATTCCGAGAAAGCGGACCTCTGCAAGCCTCTGCCGCCGGCAACGTTCTGACGGGCATTTCGTTCGACGGAAATACACCTGACGGAGTCAGCGCTACTAACATGCAGGCGGCCGTGCAGGGGCCGTCATCGGCATCGATCAATTCAACTTCCCTTGCCGAAGGGTTCCACTACGCAACCGTTTTCGGCGCCGTGACAAGCGGCATAACCGGAACCTGGGCGATTGCCGGGACCAATCCGGCGCTTACTACCGGTCACAGGCTTATTGGTCGCGTAGGTCGCTAATCGAAATCGGCGGACCCTTTAGCGCGTAAAGAGCGAAAATACAAATTAACCAACTCAGCCGCTCCGCAAGGGCGGCTTTTTCATTTTCAGGAGTCATCGTGGATAGAATGATGGTTTATCCGGGCGCTATTCCGCTCGAAACAGACCTGCTCAATACAGAGCGGGACGTGCTGATCGCCCTCGGATGGGCCATCCAAGGATATCTCGGGACATCGACGATTGTCGATGGATTTACGTGCGTTCAAACCACCGTCCCGTCGCAGTCGGTTCAGGTCACGCCCGGCCAAATCCTGACGATCGCGAACGTCGATAACTCGGCGTTCTCTTCTTTGCCGGCCGATACGACGCAGCAAATCATCAAGCAAGGCTTGATGCTGAACACGGCGACGTTCACTTGCCCGGCCCCGCTCACGGTCGGCCAGTCGGTCAACTATCTTATCGAGGTTGCGCAGTCCGATATCGACGGGACTCCCGTCACGCTTCCGTATTTCAACCCGGCTAATCCGGCGCTCGCCTTCTCTGGCCCGAACGGACTCGGCACGACAAACAATACCGTTCGTCAGAGCGCTGCTATCGTTCAGATCAAGACCGGCACCGCCGCAACGTCGGGCTCTCAAGTAACCCCGA